GATAACCCAAGATAAGCCATAAAAAAGCGAGTGGCGCGAACACGCCAGCAAAAAAGTCACCCCACTCATTAGGCATCAATCCAGACAGCTTATCGGCTTGGTGAATAAGAGGGACAGTCATTGCTAGCAGCCATGCGATACTGATAGTGATACCGATTGAAAATTTCCTATTAGATATAGTCTTTTGCGGCTTATTAGTTTTATTGCTTTCCATATGGATTAACTCGACATGTGCAAAGGAAGTAAGTCGGAAATAGGTTATGGGGTGATAGGCGTTGTGTCTATCAGCCGATCAGCCGAAATAGCAGAAGATGAAAGCGACAGCGGATTCAGGGTCAAAGCCTTATCCAAGTGCTCAGGTGCAAGGTGCGCGTAAATCATCGTTGTGGTGATATCGGCATGCCCGAGAATGTCTTTCAAGGTGCGCAGATCACCGCCAGCCATGACGAAGTGTGAAGCGAAGGTATGCCGCAGGATGTGGGTTAGCTGGCCCGGCGTAGTGAACCCGCAACGGGCATAGCAACGCTCATAAGCGCCCCGAGCAGGGCCAAACAGCCGTTCAGTTGGTAGCGCCACCGACAAGGCCTCAGCGATCAAAGCGGGATCAACTGGCACTGTGCGATTCCGGCCGTTCTTGGTCGCTGTGAAAACGATCCGATCACTCAGCACCTGTGAGCGGCGAAGTCGCTCAGCCTCTGACCATCGAGCACCGGTAGCTAATGCAATCTTGGCAATGACTTGGACGTAGGGGTTTTGCGACTTGCCCAACTCGGTCAGCAGCTGCTGTATCTGCTCGAAGGTCAGGAAGGCCAGTGCTTTCTGATCGACCTTGAATAGCCGCATACCATGCAGCGGGTTCGGCGCTTAGTAGTGGCCCTGGCGGGCCAGCTCAGCGAACACTGACGAAACGTAAATGTGTTCAATGTTGATGGTAGAGCGCTCAGCCGTTTTCAGCCGTTCTGTGCGATAGCGTGACCATGTGGCCGTGGTGAAGTCGCAGGCGCGAGGGTTGCCCAGCCGCTCGGTGATCTGTTTCAGGGCGGTATAGCGTCTGGTTCCGTTTTTCAGGGTAACGCCGTGCACCTGATACCAGAGATCAACCAGATCACCGAATCGCTCTAGAGAGCGGGCAGGGGAGGCCACAAAATCCCGCTCGAAGCGCTGTGCATGAGCCTTGCTGGCGAAGCCACCACGACGCACCCGCTGACTACCGCGACCATCGACATAGAAGTCCACCGACCACTTGCCGTCAGGCTGCTTTTTCACGGTCATATAGCGCGCCCCCAACGAACATGGCGTTCTTCAAGTAGCGCTTTGATGTGCTTGTAGAGGTCACGCTCGCCCATGCCCTTGTCGGCGTAGTGATCCCGAATCACCGGCCAGCATTCCCAATCCGTCAAACGCCTAAAGGCTGTTTTGGCGCCTACCCGCTCCCTTGCTAGCAGGCTGACGAAGTTTCCCAGGAACAGCTCGACGTTCTTTCCTGAGAATCCCCGAGAGGTCTTGTATAGGCGCTTGTAGTCGGTTTCGTCGATGAGTGAATCGACGGGAAGGTCTACCCGCACATCATCACGAATCAGCGTCCAGATCGGCTCATAGACGCCAGGGCGGGAGAGGTATTTGAACTGGCTCAGGCCATAGCGCCACAGGCCGTCCAAGTGGCCAGCGAATGCGGCAAACGAGGTGGTATCAATGGTCGCCCCGGTGTTGATATCGACGGAGCCGCTAGCGAATTGCTGGACGATGGAATGGTGATAGCGCAGCTCAATACGCCAGACGGTTTGCTCTGGATCGTAGTTGCCCGGGTCGCTCTCATCGAAACTGTCCCGACGACGCCAGACACCTTCCCAGTAGTCGAGCTTATCGGATGCCCTGGCCTGCTCGGTCTTGTTGTACAGACACAACTGGATGCCGTTGGCAGAGCCAAACATGGAGGTTTCGCCACGTCCGTAGGTGCTGGACTTGGTAGCCCACTCAATCTGATTAATGCCGGAAATGTCCCGGTGCGTACGCGCGCGGCAATGCATGCGTGCCACCAGATCGGCAGGCGGTTGCCAGCCCTGCAGGTCTAGCGCGATGTGGACGGCGCATTGGTTCAGCTCAACATGGCTGAGGATTTCACTGGCATAGAAGTCGAGCCGAGCCTGGAGGCGTTCAGGGCTCAGGGCGTCGATTGCGTGGGGAGATACTTCGATTTTCAGATGGGGGCCGATGGCGTCGATTTTGGCGTTGAAGTTCTTCACCAGCAGGACGAAACCCAGGTCGGCATTTTGGAGCTTGTACTGGTAGCCAGAGTCACGACCAACGCGACCGGCATGCCAGCGCTGGCCAGCGAAATCGACAATGGTGCCGGGGGTTTCAAACAGTTCCAGCACCTGTGGGCGGATCAGCCCACGGTAAAGCTGGCGGACGGTATCGACACCACAGCGCAGAACACGAACGCCGGTGAGGTCGGTCAGCTGTGCGGTATCAGGGTCAACGAACAAAAGCCCCTTACCGTCTTCCAGGCCGGTGATGGGGTCTAGACGATGATGGTCTACCAGCTTCATGAGATTCCCTTTTCGAGATTGTTAGACTTTGCGTGCTGTTTAGAGGGGTTTATCTGACGTGTTACAGGGGCGTCCCCGCGTGCGCTTTAGCGCGCAGGCGCCCGGCGCTCTGCGCGCTTAAAGCGCCACTGGCTATGCCGACCCCTGCTCACCACAGGAAGCGGCCTTTCTCGTAAGGCACAACCACCACAGTGGTTCCCTTCGGGGCGTTCTCTACGGCCTGGGAAACGGCTTGTTCCAGGCCGGGAGGCGGCGCATTGCGGTTGTATTGGGCGTTGTTCTGCTGCGGCTGCGGGTCGGGCTTGGCCGCATCGAAGTAACCGTGCTGGACGGTGTTTTTGCAGAAGTTGAAGGTTGTGTTGTAGTGCGTGCCTTGCTGGGTGTAGCACTCGCAGATGGTGGCTTTACCGGCAGCGCGGACGACCCGGAAGCGCCTTTGATTACGTTCGACATAGCCCTCGTCCGAGCTCATGAAGCAGGACAACTTGGGGTAGGTCTGCGGCTGGGTCAGCTCGTCATAGATCGGCGCCGAGCTGGGCAAGTCGGGTATGCGCGGGGTGCGCTGGATCAGGTAGGTTTCTATCGTCTGCGGCTCTTTCTTGGTCAGGGCCGAAGCCGGATTGATGAAGGAGCCGACACCCTCTTTCACCTGCTCCACGACGCTGGGCGCGTCAGCAGCATCGAGCTTTTCGGCGCGGGCCTCTTCGTACCTGGTGTAAGCGCGAAACACCATGAAGCCAGCCGCGACCAGGGCCAGCACAGCCAGAATCATTTTCTTCGGGGCTTTGAACTGGAAATGATGCTGGGCGTTAGTGCTGGTGTAGACGCCGAAGTACTTCTTATCGAGGCGAACGGTTTTCTTGTCGGCATCCTTGAAGCTGCTTTTCACTTCGACCTTTTCGATCACCGCCTCTGATTCGAAACGCAGCAGCTGGGAGGACTTGAAGACCCGCCAGTAGTGGACATGGCCATTGCACAGGCGGCGCAGGTGAACATCGAGGTAGCGCGGGTCCTGGGTGATCAGATGCACTTCGAAGCCGTTGTGACGCATGGTCTCGAAGCGGGTGATGTGCTCCGGTGGCCGTGCCCGTGGGTCACGCTGGCCAAACCAGCCTTGGGCCTCATCCACCACGACGATGGAATCATTCGGCAGCTCGTGCCAGAGGTGCGGGTCTTCGAAGGCAAACCAGCTGGCTTTAAGCAGCTCCGGTTTCAGGCCGTTGATGTTGAAGTAGTAGACGGTGCGGCCTTCGGCATGGGCCTTTTCATCGACTTCGCGGATGGTGTTAAGGGTCTTGCCGTGGCCGGGCTTACCGGTGCGGATATAGAGCATCGTCTGGCCCTCCCTACGCTTCTATGGAGGTGCCGCCCGGCTTGCGCCAGACCTGTGCCCGGCGACGATCTTGGGCCTTGTTGATCCCGGCCAGGACAAAGCGTGTCGTGACCGCGGCGAAGTAGATGTTGATCGCTACATCGACCTTGGCCAGCCCGAGGATCTGCTGAATATCCATCGAGGTGCTGCTGATGCGGCTGGTGACGTATTCCATGGCCACATCGAGCAGGGCGTTGTAGCCGACATACGAGACAAAGCCGATGCCGATGACGCGGAATATCCAGCCAATGAGCGGCTGGATCATCAGGAAAACGAACTGGGCAATCCATATCCAGACAGGCATTTACTCACCTCCCGAGGCGCGGCCTATGTAGATGGCAAAGAACACCCCGGCAGCGGCCACGATCAGATACGAAAGGTCGCTGGCGAACTGGCACAGGGGTTCAAAGGAAAATTCGAAGGTGCGACCACCACCGGTCGTCAGGGAAAAGGTTTTGGGCTGCGGGCAGCCGCTGGCCGGAAGAAAGCGGGTGCCTTCGTTGAACAGGCCGGTCACGTCGACTTCTTCGTCTTCTTCGGGTTGGAAGTCTTCGTTGCTCAGGAAGTCTTCGAGGCCGTCTTTCTGCTCGGGAAAGTCGAAGCGGTCGATTTCATCGCAGCGCTGATCTTTCTGGAGCTTGAGGATCGAGCACTGAACCGAATCACCGGAACAAGACAGCGTTTCGTCACAGCCAAGACCGCTGGCGGCGTTATCGCCGGTGCCGTCACCATCGCCGCCGCCGTTGTCCCCACCGTTATCGCCGCCGTTATCACCCCCATTGTCGCCACCATTGTCACCACCGCCGTTGTCGCCGCCGCCGTTATCGCCGCCGCCTGGGTCAGTGGGGTCTGTTGGGTCGGTCGGATCGGTGGGGTCTGTTGGGTCGGTGGGATCAGTCGGGTCGGTTGGATCGGTGCAGCCTTCGCCCTGGGGATTGGCCTCACAAGGGTCGGTGTCGGGATCAGGGGCGGTATCGTTGCCTTCGGAATATTGGCCAGTGTTGCAGGCCTCGCCATCGAGACTGGCCACACCGTGGCAGATGCCGGTAGTAGCGCCTTCGGAAACAGGCTGGCATTCAGAGGTGCCCAACGGGACGCGGCAGCCTTCGCGGCAGACGTATTCAATCGTGCCGAGGCCATCGAGATCGGGGCGCAGGATTGACCAGGTGATTGATGTGCCGGCCTGGCAGACATAAGTCCCTATCTGGCAAGTCGCGCCAGTAGAGACACAGGCGTAGAGGCCGCTCGAAACAGCACCAGTAGAGTTCAGCTTGCGAGTGAATTTGCAGCTGCTCGAAGAAAAAGAAGCAGCCGTAATGGTGTAGTTAGGCATCAACGCCTGAGCATCAGGAATAGCCGCTTCACAGGCGGCGTCAGGCGTGACGAAGTATTCATCGGGCCTGTGTGCAAGGGTGTAACCGGTCCCAGCGCGAGCCGCAAAACTAAGGACAGTGAGACAGAAGAAGGCGATCAGGCGTAGGCGCATAGTCACACCCGCCCGAAGAACACCGCCCACAGAGCAGCGGCAGTGATGATGAGAACAAACCATTCTTGAGACATACGGGGCGCTTCCAGCTGGATAAGAAAACCCCGCCGGAGCGGGGTTGTTCTTGCCCGGCACGGGACGTGTCGAGCAGGCTTACAGGGCGCGACGCATGTAGCCGAAGGCGGCCGCAGCGACGATGACGGCGAACACCGCCCAACCGATGGTGTTCACGTCACCCTTGGCGGTATCCAGGGCATCGGTGGCTTCGGCAGGGACTGCGGCATACACGGCATTGCCGAAGGCCAGAGCAGCGGTGGAAACGCCGCCAACCAGCAGGCGGGTACGGGTGAAAACGCTGTTGTGTTGTTGCATGGTGATTACCTCTGTTTCAGTGCTTTTTTCAGGACGAGGAAGCCGAACGCCAGAGCGAACAGAATCACGATTTCCCCTCGAAGCTCGGCCACGTCATCCCAGGTCAGGGCAGCCCCGTAGAGGGACTGCATTTCCTGTTGGGTCAGGCTGATCAGCGTCCCGGTGCAGATGGGTTCACCACCGGCACCGGCACTCCAATCGCCGTCACACGCCAGGAAATTCATTGGGGGCTCAGGCAGCGCGGGCAGGCTTTAATCAGCAGCCAGTAGCGCTCGGGAGCGCAGTTGCGGCAGTGATTGCAGAAAATCCGAACCATCGGAGCCGCCCTCTAATCAGGACTTGGCAGCGTCAGCCGGAGCCGAGGCGCTGGGCTTGGTCGGGGTGGCTTGTTGGGTCGGGCGCTGGGTCTATTCGCGGGGCTTTACGGGCTCGATATGCAGGCAAAGATTGTTGCCCTTCTGCTTACCAGCCCGAGCAATCTCAAAAGAGATGCGCACCATCTCCAGCGGGGCCAGTTGGGCACCGGCTGCGAAGACTTCATCGGCGACCTCTGGGGGAACGTCCATGCTGACAATGGAAAGGCCGTTTTCGGTGATGCCGTCCGGCTCATCGCCGTAGAAGACTTTGACGATTTTCACTTCGCCGCCGTTGTTGCTGAATGCCAGCTTCTGAGTGCTCAGGAATGCGACTTCCATAATGGAACGTGCCATTTGTATTTCCTCGCTTGTGGTGCGCCTGATTGCGCGGTTTACCTTTCAGCAGGCCGAGCGAGTCCACACGGGCGAACTTTCAGTTTTTCGCCCGAGGGGTTTCTCGGTTTGCTGGGGTTATTGCTTGGCCGATGCGCTGGCCGTTACTGCGTCAAACACCAAGGGCCACGGCCCTTGTCATCCCGTGTCGCCACCGTCGCCAGCGACTGGCGGGCCAGTCCCTGACGCCGGAGGCGATGGCTTTTCAACAGCGGGGGCTGTCGGTTGGGGGCATGTGATCTGTGCGCTATGCAGCTCCAGCCCGAACTGGAGAATTTGCGGTAGCCCGAAGAGCACAAAGAACACGACCAGGGCGGGCCAAATGATTTCTAGGAAGAAGACTTGGCTCGGGGTGGATTGGGGCTGTTCAGACATAACTCAGCCCTCCAGCTCGAACGGCTCCCGAATCGGCACGAAGGGCGTCGGATTGCCCGTGTCGTAGATAACGTGCCAGTACTTCGGGGGCCGGGGTGGTGGCGTGTGTTTCTCGCAGATAAAAGCCGGTGTCGCTTTCCAGACGCCATTTACCTTGGCAACCGACGCGGGGCGGCATTGGTCGCAGGGTGTGGACTGGCAAGGAGCGGATACCACCGGAACGCGACGGGACCAGCACACAGAGCAGTCGCAGGACTCGGGGTGCGGCTGGTGTAGATACCGATTGAGGCTCATTGGCTGGCACCTCGCTGGCGAAGCTCTGTTCCAGGCGGAAAACGAGTTCGGCGTTCAGAGAACGGCGGGCATCTTCGGCGGCCTGCTTGACCTGAGAGTGCAGGGCGGAGGGCATGCGCAGTTTGAATTGAGAGGCTGTGCGGCTCATTTCGGCGGCCTCAGCTGTAGTCGCCGGGCAGGAACTCGGTCTTGCCAGCTACGAGGTCTTGGATGATCTGGTAGACATTGACCAGCGAGTGACGGCCTACCTTGACGGTAGGCAGGGTGGATTGGTTGCACATGCCCAGGACAACGGAGCTGCCTTTGACTTCCAGGCCGGTGAGACGCGAGAACTCTTCGCGGGTGCAGATTGGGGGAAGGACTACGAAAACATTGCTCATTTGCTGATCTCTCCCTGTATTTGTGCGCCTGCCATAGCCGGTAAGCATCACAATGTCTGATAATCTCTAACTAGCTTCGCGTGACGTAATATTCGTCAGACAGGGAAAGAATACATGACGAAAAATACGACAGGTAGAAATATTCGTCATTTTTGAGAACTTTTAAGAATATGGAAGAACGCCTAAGAGAGGTTGTTCGTTATATCGGGCCGTCCACCCTGGCAAAGAAGACAGGGATAACGGAGCGCCGCCGATGGCAGACCGTTGCCACAGATATGAGGACGAAAGCCCGGCTAGAGGATTTCTCTGAGCTGATAAAGGCGTATCCCGAGTACGAGCTATACATCGTGCACGGTCAGATAGACCTGAGCCGGGGCCAGATCAGCCCTGGGTACACCGAAGCGGATCGAAAATTGGAAGAACGGCAAGCGGGCGGCAATTAACAGCGGAAGTGGCCCGGCGGTGGTTCAGCAAGGAGAG